AAGAAACAAATGGTGCAATAGAGAAAGATACCAAGTTAATGAAAAAGTATCTTAATGATCCTGATAACGCTTTCTTACGCACAACACCAACGAGGCTATAACTATGTGGCTATACGCATCCCCACAACCGGGCAACACCCAAGTTAACTACCCACAACTAAACGACAAAGTATATTACATTTCTCGTAGATAATGGCTATATCAAACTATACAGAACTACAAACGGCTGTAGCGAACTGGATGGATCGTGATGATCTGACTGATCGTATTCCAGAGTTTATAGCATTAGCGGAGTCTAGGTTTAATCGCCTACTCCGCATTCGTGCTATGGAGTCTAAGCAGACTGCATCTACTGTAGCGGGACAGCAGAACTTAGCATTACCTGCTAGGTTTATACAAATGCGTAATTTGCAGATTAATACATCTCCTGTAACCCCAATGCAATATGTCACACCTGAAATATTTGACCGCTTATATGGCGGTTCTGCTAATGGCACTCCCAAGTTTTATACTATTATTGCTAATGAACTTCAGTTAGGCCCAACACCAGATACAGTTCAGACAATAGAAATGTTGTTCTACGAAAGGTTTGAAAATCTTAGCGGAAGCGTAACTACCAACTGGGTTCTTACTAACGCTCCTGATGTCTACTTGTATGGTTCTATGCTAGAAGCAGAACCTTTTATTATGAATGACCCTAGAGTACAGTTATGGGCTACAGCATTTCAACAGGCTATTACAGACCTACAAGAACAAGACAATAGAGATAGACACTCTGGTTCTGCACTGAGGGTAATGAATACTAGCGGGTATCCATGACAGCCCCTATAACGTGGGCTGAAGCCAGTTCACCTATCTACTGGTCTAATATAGGTATTAATTGGAACACTCCCGCTAAAACAGAATCAAAAACATTTGGAATAAATACCAGTTACATATTAGGTACGAATCATACAATGGCAGGTTATGCTGTTATTAGCGTTACAATGGGTTATCAGAGTGGTAATTCATTTTTGTGGAATCCAGTAACAGACCCTAATGATAACTGGACAATAGTATCAGAGCCAACATCTATCTGGACAGAACAAACAGACCCATCATCGGTATGGACTAAAAGTGATTACCCAGACTAATAAATTTAAAGCCGATGGAGGCTTACGAATGAATCATACTACAGATATGAATCTTGCAATTAAAAACATATGGACTATTAATTGTTATGATTCAGATGAAAATTTAAAATGGAGCGAGACAAAAAAGAATTTAGTCACCACTGAAGGTCTTAATCATATTTTATCTAGCACTTTTGATGGCGGCACACAGATTACCGCATGGTATGTAGGATTAAAAAATGCAGGTTCTGTAGCGGCAGGTGACACTATGGCATCTCACTCAGGTTGGACTGAAGATGTTAATTACAGTCAAAGCGTAAGACAAACTCTTACACTAGGTACAGCCGCAAGTGGTAGCATTGACAACACATCAAACAAAGCAACATATTCTATAAATGCAACCTCTACTATTGCGGGAGCATTTATTACAAGTAACAATACTAAATCTGGTACATCAGGCACACTGTATGGTGTAGTTGACTTTTCATCTGCGCGATCAGTAATATCAGGTGATACGCTTGAAGTTACCGTAACATTAACGGCGGCAAGTACATAATGGCATTAGAAACTGCAAACTGGGTAACACAATTAGTACAAACTAATCCTGTTGACGGCGATCCTGTAGGAGAAGGTGATGACCATCTTCGTATGGTAAAAACTGTTCTTAAAAATAGTTTTCCCTCTTCTTCTACTGCGGCTATTGTTCCTGATATGTCAGGACAATCAGGGAAATATTTAACAACAGATGGCACTGATTCTTCTTGGGGAACCGTATCTGCGGCAAGCCCGGGATTTGCAGTCGCTATGGCTATTGCTTTATAGGAGCGTATAATGGCACAAGATTTTGAAAGAGCGGCGGCATCAGCGGTAGGAACAGGAGAGACAACTCTTCTTACTAGCAACTCTGATGACGCTGTTATAGGGATTAGGGTAACAAACATTCTTACATCTGCTGTAACTTGCGATTGTTATATTGATTTGACAGGCTCTGGAACTGATTATCATATCTGTAAAAACTTAACAATTCCACCTAGTTCTTCTGTAGAACTAATACAGGGTGGCGCAAAAATTGTAATGCAAAACACAGATATTCTACATATAAAATCTAACACAGCATCTTCATTAGATGTTTGGGTTTCTTATGTAGATAGTATTTCTACTTAGGAGGAACTATGTCTGAAGTAGTTAATGGAACTCAATATGTAGGACAAGAACCTGCAAAAGATGGATTTTTTATTCATCAAGAAACTATTGATGGCGATCATACTATTGAATCAGCAGTTCTTGCAGGGCCAGTAACCATGACAGGTACAATTATTGTTACTGGTACATTGGTAATAGTATGAGTACGCTTAACGTAAACAATGTTTCTCCAGAAAGCGGAACAAACATAAACCTTGGCGGTACTTCAGTTGGAATACCAACCGCCTCTAGTGCCCCTATTTCTCCGTCAGAAGGAGATATGTATTTTGACACTACATTAAAACAAACAAGAGTTTATGGGACTATTTGGTCAAAAGCGTCAGAGGAGTTTATAGCATCTGGCGGTACTGAGGTTTCATCTGGGGGTTTTAAATACCATACATTTACATCATCAGGAAATTTTACTGTAACAAGCGGAAACGCTACAGTAGAATATATTGTTGTAGCAGGTGGTGGAGCAGGTGGAGCGATGAGAGGCGGTGGTGGTGGAGCAGGTGGCCTTGTTTACAATTCTTCTTTTTCTGTTTCTGCGGGAACTTACGCTGTTACAATTGGTGCAGGTGGGGCAGGAGGAAGTGGAATTGGCGCAGATGGAAATAATTCTGTATTCGGGTCTAGCACCGCAATTGGCGGAGGTGGTGGAGGCGGTCATAATGTAAACGACTTCCACAAATATCCCGGAAGAGATGGTGGATCAGGTGGCGGTGGTCAATATCAAGCCAATAATGGAACTACTTCAGCAGGTGGTAGCGGTACATCTGGACAAGGATTTGCAGGTGGATCAGCAGGGCCAACAAACTATTGTGGAGGTGGAGGTGGCGGTGCTTCTGAAGTAGGAGCAAACACTAGCAGTGGAGTAGGAGGTGCAGGAGGAGATGGTTTAAATACTTACTCTGCTTGGGCAACTGCTACTTCTACTGGAGACTCTGGATACTATGCAGGTGGTGGCGGTGGTGGATCAAACGTTTCCTCTACTGGAGCCGCAGGTGGTCAAGGTGGAGGTGGAGCAGGATCGGCAGAATCGGGTAGCGCTCCTGCCGCTGTTGCAGGAACCGCTAATACTGGAGGCGGTGCGGGGGTGGTAAGTATGATACAAACGGTCAATCAGGCGGTTCTGGTATTGTTATTATTCGCTACTCAGTATAGGAAATAAATATGGCACATTTTGCAAAAGTAATTAATGGTGTTGTTAATAAAGTAATTGTAGCAGAACCAGAGTTTTTTAATGAGTTTGTTGACACATCTCCGGGAGAGTGGTTAGAAACATCTTATAACGGATCAATTAGAAAAAATTTTGCAGGTATAGGATTTACTTACGATAAAGATCGTGACGCATTTATTAGCCCCAAGCCTTTTGCAAGTTGGATTCTTAATGAAGATACTTGTAATTGGGAGGCTCCAGTTCCTTATCCCGCTGATTCCAATGAATACACTTGGAACGAAGAAACGCAATCATGGGAATTAATCGATGTCTAGTGAAATTAAAGCAAACAAGATTAGCCCTGCTACAGGTACGGCTTTTACATTTGGAGATTCTGGTGACACGTTTACAGTGCCATCAGGTGTGACACTGACAAACAATGGGACTGCTTCGGGTTTTGGAGGTGGCAAAGTGTTGCAAGTTGTTTCAACTTTTAAAAATGATACTTTTTCAACAAATGCTGTTGGAGTTGGAAACGCTGTAACACTTACGGGATTAACAGCATCAATCACACCATCAGCAACAAGTAGCAAAATTTTAATTTCTTGGATAATAAATTATTCAACTTCTGCAAGTTACTCAGGATTTTGCAACCTAATGAGAGACACGACTGCAATAGCACAACCGTCTAGCGGGTCTAGCGCTTCAAGTTTTAATTTGCAAAACAGAGCCTCAGATATAGTAAAACCAGCGTCAGGCAATTTTTTAGATTCACCATCTTCAACCTCTGCAATAACTTATTCGTTTGATGTATGGTCAAGTCATTCATCTAACACAATTCTTATCAATCAAATGACTGGAGTTTCTACAATTACAACTGGAAGCACTATAACTTTAATGGAGATAGGCGCATGAACCATCAAGCAATCTATAACCTATATCCAAATGTTGTTTCTATTGATGACAGCATAGGGCCAATGGACAAAGACGGCAACCAAGTTCCTGTTGTTCAATCAGATTACGAAACAGAGGTCGCACGACTACAAGCCAAATACGATTCTCAGGCGTACGCAAGAGCAAGAGCCGAAGCATATCCATCTTGGCAAGAGCAAATGGACATGATGTTCCACGATCAAACAGAAGGCTCACGCACTTGGTTAGATGCTATCGAAGCCGTTAAGGAAGCATACCCGAAATGAGTGAAGTTAAGACAGACAAAATTTCTCCCCGCACAGGTTCAGGAACCGTAACGCTTGGAACGTCAGGCGATACGTTTTCGATTCCCAGTGGGGTGACGCTATCAAACTCAGGCACTGCTTCTGGCTTTGGCTCACCCGCTTACGCATCTAACGCATCAGCAACAGACGATACCGTAAACGTGGATGCAAGCGATAACCTTCAGTTCAACTCAGGCTACGGCTCAACCGCTACGGCATACGGTTGCAGGGCTTGGGTTAACTTTAACGGATCAGGAACAGTTGCTATTCGTGCGAGCGGGAATGTTAGTTCTATTACAGACAATGGATCAGGTGATTACACAATCAACTTTACGACTGCAATGCCTGATGTAAATTACGCTGTTGTTGGATCAACAGGTCAAAATCCAATAACATTTGGCTCAACAGGTGCGCCTCTTCTTGCAAATGAAGTATTCGCTACAGGATCGATCAGGGTAAATACAGGATATTCCTATGGAACAGCGGGATATTTTGGTGCTGTTGATTGGCCTCAAAGTTGCATAGGAATAATTCGATGAAAAGAATAATTTATCCAACAGATGAAGGCGGTGTAGCAGTAATTGTTCCTTCTACTGAATATTTAGAAACCCACACTATTGAAGAACTAGCCGCTAAAGATGTGCCTGATGGCAAGGCTTATCAAATAATTGATGAGGCTGACGTTCCATCTAATCGCACATTTCGCAACGCATGGGAGTATGCCGAATGATTGTTATTAATATTGAAAAAGCAAAAAGCATTGCCCACAAAATACGCAGAGCCAAACGTGCTGAAGAGTTTTCACCATACGATGAAGTAATTATGAAACAGATTCCTAATTCTGACGCAACAGAAGCAGAGGCATCAAGGCAAGCCATCAGAGACAAGTACGCAACAATTCAAACAAAAATTGATTCGACTGCTAATGTTGAATCTCTTACGACATTGGTGAGTGAATTATGAGCAAAGTTAAAACAAAGTATCCTAAAGGTTAAAATATGGCATTAGAAAGCGCAAGTTTTATTAGCGGGTTGGTAGACACTAACCCCACAGGTACAGATGCAATTAGTCAGGGTGACGATCACCTTAGACTAATTAAGTCTGTTTTACAGGGTACACTCCCTAACGCATATGAAGCCATTAACGGCATTCATACAGGAGCAACAGCCCCCACATCTACATCAGCAGGACAACTTTGGTTTGACACATCTACTGATTTAGTTAAGGTTAGGAATACTGCTAACTCTGATTGGGAGGTTGTGTCTGCTGTAGCAAATAGTGTCACACTTTTGAACAGACAATTTTACACAGGTACTAGCGCATCAACTGTTAGAGCGTCTACGCCCACTTTGACTGATATGTCTGTATCTTACACCAAACAAAATGCTTCGTCTAAACTTGCTGTAACTTGGAGATGTGACTGTGAAGTTGCTTCTAGTTTTGGAACGCCTAGCCCAAGCGAAGGAAACTTGGTATCTTTGTATGTTGATGCCGCCGCAACAGGCGTAACTCCTTCTGGGGCAATCCTTATGCAATACTTTGATGATGA